CTGTATGCTTTTTAATATCAAGAAAATATAATTACAATAATAGAAAACAAAAAAAGATAGGTCCAATGGATAAGTATGTTATACGATATCAATGATCTAATTAATAGTATTAGTTTATTTAATGAAATAAAAGTATAGTTTTATATATTATGAGCCTAATAGATTTAGTTGACAATAATAAAACAGATAAAAATACAACACATTCATATTTAGATTTATATCAAAAATTATTACATAATAGAAAAGAGACTGCAACAAACGTATTAGAGGTGGGTATTGATCGTGGGGGTAGTATAAAACTATGGAGTAATTTTTTTGTGAATTCGACGGTTTATGGAGTAGATATTATGCATATTGACAATGTTTGGGATGAAATTAAGAATAAAGAAAATATCATACTTTATACTTCAATAAATGCGTATGATAATGATTTTTTTGAAATAAATTTTTTGAATAAAAATATTAAATTTGATTTTATAATTGATGATGGATCACATCTTCTAAAAGATATGAAACAATTCATAAAACTATATTCTCAATTATTAACTGACGATGGTATATTAATTATTGAGGATGTGCAATCATGGCTGTGGATTCAGATATTATCAAGTGTAGTTCCTGATAATTTGAAACAATATATCAAATCATATGATTTACGATATATCAAAAACAGATATGATGATATAGTGTTTGTGATAGACAAAAGTGGTAATTAATTTTTTTATTGTGTTATTTTATAAAAAAATTAATATATTAGAAATTATTTACATATTATCAATTACATTTAATTTGAATATGCTAAACCACCCATACCTGACATAATTCTTAATACATTGTAATTGTAAGCATATATGTATAATTTGTTGTCTGGGTTGAAGATGTTGAGGGTTGGTAAACCAGTAGCAGCAGTTGGATCAGCAAACCACAAGTTGAGTTGTGTGTTGTCAATACGTGACAAGTTTGCAGTACCTGATGGTTGATGTTGTTCTGGGTGAAGAGCAAAGCTGTATACGTTGACACCATCTGCTGGTGTGTTGGTGTGGTGTTGATCTGGTTGGACATAGTTGAAATAAGGACCTTCACGTCTGTCAAAACGATCGTGACCGTTAAGTTGAATGAGGGCATATGCAACTGGGTTGCCTGAGCCATCAATTAATACACCAAAGTTGTGGCATTGGTTAACACAAGGATCGTCTGATCGGCAACGAGTGTCATCCATTAATTCAACTGGGAATGAGAGATCTCTTACAGTTAAATCTGTGCTGGTGATTGTGATTTTAACATCATCAATTGATGTAGTTTCATCACAAACTAATACATCGGCACAAATCTTATCAGTTAAGTTATAGTTGCCAATCTTTAATGTGCTTGTGCTAACCCAGATGGCTTTAGTGCTATGTTCATTCTTGACATAGATCTTTCCATTGGTTGTGCATCCAGCCATACCTGGGCAGAATTCCTCCCATTCACCGCATTCTGGTTTTTCTTCACCATCAAGAACACTGCAATGATCACCATCACTGCTTGGTACATTCTCTTCAACTGATAGAAGGCACATTGATTCACGAAGAATCTTTTCAGCGCAAGATTCAAGGACATGTTGATCCCAATCTTCGGCATTTGTGTAGCAAGCGAATTTCTTGCCAGTTGTGAAGTTTCCGTTCTTAACGGCCCATACTAATTCCTTAGTTGGGTGGTTGAAATCAAGCTTGTATTTACCAGTTTGAGTTTGAACTGATTCTTCACCAGTGAATTGAAGTTGTTCAATTAAATATTCATGACCAACTTGAGCGAATCTACGCCTTTCCTCTGAATCAAGGTAAACATAGTCAACTAATAATTGGGCATCTTTAAGACCAAGACATTTAGTGTCGTTAGCTTTGAATGCATCGTTGGCAACAATAAGATGTTGGATATCGTTGAATTCAAAGTTAAGTCTGACTTCGTGGTATTGCAAAGCAATAAGTGGAAGCGCAAGACCAACGTGGCGATTGAACCAGAATTTAAGTGGAACATACATAACATATTCAGGTTTAACATCTGAGTTGTATGTTGTTAATTCTGGAACGTCACCAACCATCTTGGCATAACCACGCTCTTTGTCACCTGCATCACGGGCAAGTTCATACCAAATATTGAGCCATACACCGTATTGTTTATCGATTTGAGAACCACCAATTTCAACTTCAACGGATTTAATAAGAGCATTTCCTAATCGTCTTACCCATGCAAACTTGGAACCAAGGTTAGCCGATGGGGTAACGTGGTTAAGTTTGACTAAAAGATATACTTTAGTGATTAAATCACCATTTCTTGTTATGGTGACAGTTGATCGACGACCAAAATCTGGATTACCGTTCATTGAAAGTTCAATGCATTCCATTGAGAAGTTGGTGTGTCTTCTATATACGACTTTGAAAAAAGTGATTTGTGGATTACCAGTTAGGTATACGTCTTGTGCGCCATAAGCGACTAATTGCATAAGTCCTCCTGCCATTTAGATTTATATATACTATATGTAAATAAAAAAAATTTATTTATTTTTTTAAAATTAACAAAAATACTATATATTATATTCTAGAATTTATAAATTTATATGGGTGCATGGCTCACTAATCTATAATTATTTATTATAGATTTAACCAGTATTAAATGTGCGTTTTTATAAAAAAAATCATTAAAATGTAGCATATATGACAATATTTATTTAATTATACATTTTTCATTGAAAAAGGTGTAATAAATATTTAATTTACATACTAATAAAATTATTTTTATAAAGTTTAATTATAGATATAGAATGAATTATAGTAATTTACGTAAAAAATTAACTGGTACAAACTATGCAGAACAAGTAAATTCGATTATCAATGAAACAATTCAATTAAAAGAACATTATTTAAATATGCATCCACGCCTTAAAAATGGAAATCAAATACAATCTGAGATTAAAAGAGTAAATGAAAGTTCAGAAAATAATAATATTGAATCACCAAAAGATCTAAAATTAGATCATATTACCAGTTGGCATATCACAAGGAATGAAATCAGTCAAACTTCATTTGAAAACTGGAAATTCTCAGTTTAATTTCTAAATTATAATAAATATTTAATAAGTATTATTTGCATTAAAATAATACTTAACAATTCAATTTATGGTAGATTTTGATATGAAATTGTTGTGGCCCTTATTGTTGCATACCAATATGTTGAAGATACTGCACCAATTATAGACGGAACCCTTACAGCAATCGAATGACTACCATTATCACCGTCAAATGATATAGCATCAACTGGTATCGCACCAGTATTAATTTGAGAATAATTAGTACTAGAAGGATATGACGATACAACATTAAATGGATATGAACCTGTTACTGCTCTATTATCTGCATATGAATATATATTATTACTACTATCATAGCCTATTATTTGAACATATTCGGTCCAGAAACTTGTATAACCTGATTTAAATAATATTGGAATTTGATCCGGTGGTGGACGATTGGGTGCAGTTATATTTGGTGAATCGGTATCATCAAATGTTAAAACTAACCATCCGGTTGTTCCTTCATTAGAATGACCTTTAAGATAGTATTCGGTTGTTTGACATTTTGGCCCTAAATCACCTGAAAATGGACCACATGATCGTGACCATTGTGCAGTTTGATAACACGATGCACCAATACCACCTACATGTGCACCTGTTGGCCCGAATCCATTAAATAATTCATCACCATTAGAAATCGGATCAATATATTCTGCTGATGTTGCAAATCCCTCAGTATGACAAAAATTACCATTATTTTCGCTATATCCTTCAGCATGAGCACAAAATCCGGTTGGACCAATATAACTATATGCTCCTTCTACATGTGAAAAATTGGCTTCTGTTATACAATCATAACCCTCAGAATGTGATCCAGTCCCACCAGCAATGCATCCTATTCCTTCAGCATGTGACGCAAATTCAACTGCTATACATCCTACACCTTCAGTATGTGACGCAAATTCAACTGCTATACATCCTACACCTTCGGCATGTGATCCAGTTGCTCCCGCATTACATCCGATTCCTTCAGCATGTGACCCCAGTTCACCTGCATTACATCCTATTCCTTCAACATGTGATCCAATACCATTTGAAACACACTCATATCCTTCAGCATGCGAAGCCATACCAAATGCGTTAGTCATATAACCCTCTGCGTGCGATCCTGTTCCACCCGCATTTGTTGCAATACCTTCAGCATGTGAACCGGATCCTCCTGCTGATGTCTCAATGCCTTCGGAATGTGATGCTTCACCAGTAGCAAATGTAAAACTACCTTCGGCATGTGAAGCCCATCCAGTCGCACCAGTAAAAAATCCCTCTGCATGTGATCCAAGACCATACGATGCAGTCCATATACCATGTGCATGCGACACAGTACCATATGCTAAAGAATATGCACCGCCTGCATTTGATGCATCACCGGAAGCAATACAATATCCACCTTCTACATGTGAAGCATCTCCAATTGCACTACCAGAAGCACCTTCTGCGTGGGATGCATAACCAGTTGCACCTGATTCATAACCTTCCGCATGGGATGCATCACCGAAAGCACTTGAACGAATACCTTCAGCATGTGACGCAAAACCATAAGCAATTGTTGGATCACCTTCTGCATGTGATGCAATACCAATTGCCCTTGTTCCCAACCCTTCAGAATGTGATGCAATACCAATTGATTGTGTAGCAACACCTTCGGCATGAGAATAATCACCCGAAGCAATATTTGCACCACCTTCAACATGAGATGCTTGACCTTGTGCAATATTTAATTGTGCTCCCATAATACTCATCTCGTCTGCTTTTCCTGGACTTATATCGTTAACTAGTACTACAATGTCATCGGTTCCCTCACCCTCAGCATGTGAAGAATTTCCATAAGCAATTGTTTTTAAACCCTCCGCATGTGAATAATTTCCACGTGCAAGAGTTAATTTACCTTCTGAATGTGATACATGACCTTGTGCAATGGTTTCACAACCTTCAGCATGAGAAGTTTCACCAGATGCATTTGTACACGCACCTTCTGCATGTGATTTGTCACCATTTGCTTCAGTCCCCAGCCCCTCAGCATGCGATATATGACCCAATGCTGTTGTGTTTGCACCCTCTGCATGAGCTGAATTTCCACATGCTTTGCTATTATGACCTTCTGAATGTGATGCTGATCCGCATGCTGAAGTATTAAATCCTTCAGCATGAGTATAATCTCCACCTGCCAGTGTTTTGAAACCTTCCGAATGTGCAGAATTTCCACAAGCCTTTGTTAAAGTTCCTTCAGCGTGAGAAGCTTCACCACAGGCCAGAGTATCTTTACCTTCTTTATGTGAAAATATTGCAACACAGTTTTTATTGCATTTACTCCCAGCACATCCACATGAATCTGTTGAACATTGTTCTGCTTTTGGCATTGTAACTGAACATCCGCCATTTGATTTTAAGTTTATTGATTTACCTAAACCTTTCTTAAGCATAGTATAATATAATATATATATATATATTATATTATGTATTTATAATTTTAATAAATACATTTTAACTATATTCAACTATAAATATAAAAAAAATAATATTACGATGCATATGATAATCCTGCCAATCCAGAAAATATTCTTAATATATTATAATTTACCGCATAAATAAATAATTTGTTGTTATCATTAAAATAATGCAAATCTGGTATCGCTGAAGAATAAGTTGGATCGGAAAACCATAATGTTAATTGTGATGTTTCAATTCTAGACATATTTGATGTACCAGATGGTTGATGTTCTTCAGGATATAATGAAAATGAATAACAATTAATTCCATCTTTGGGTGTATTTCTATGGTGTTGGATTGGTTGAACATAATTAAAAAATGCACCTTCCCTACGATCAAATCTATCATGACCATTAAATTGTAATAAACCATATTGTACAGGATTAACACTTCCATCAATCATTATACCATAATTGCTGAATATATTTATTATTGGATCACATACATTGTATCTCGTATCAGTTATATATTCTACTGGTATACTTAAATCTCGGATTGTTAATGATGTTACAACATTATTACATGTTAGTGTACTATCTTCATTAATAATAATATCTGCATTTATTTTATTGGTAATACCGTAATCTCCAATTCTTAAACTATCTGGATTAACAAATACTGATTTATCTGGACTTTTATTAGTAATATTAAATGTACCAACTGTTACTATTTTATTTGGGGTTACCTCTTGCCAATCACCAGATGATGTTATTCTGGGATCAATACCAATCGAAATACTTTTTTCTATAATAATACATGATGCATCCACCATAGACCATTTATCTGCATTTGAATAATAAACAAAAGATTTGCCTGAAGAAAAATTACCATTTCTTACAGCCCAAATTATTTCTTTAGTTGGATGATTAAAATCCAAAGTATATTTAGTTTCATTAGATACAACTGGTTCAATTCCATTAAATTGTAATTGATCTATTAAATATTCATGCCCAACTAAAGCAAATCTCCGACGTTCATCTGTATCAAGATATACATAATTAACTAAAATTGATGCATCTGTCATTGTAACATTTGATGTATCAAATTTACAGTCTCTGATTATTAAATTATTAACATTTTCAAATTCCAAATTTAATACAGTTTCATGGTATTGTAATGCAATTAATGGTACTGCTAACCCTACAAATCGATTAAACCAAAATTGTAATGGAATATATAATACATGACTTGGTTTAATAGTTGTGTCATAATTTGTTAAAATTGGAATATCACCTATCATATTTGCATATCCATATTCATGATCACCTTGTCTTGCTAATTCATACCATATATCTAACCAAGTTCCATATTGTCTATCTATTTTTGAACCACCTATTTCTATATCTACTTGTTTAATTATTGCATGACCAACTCTCCTTGTCCATGCAAATTTAGAATTTGTTTTTGTTGGATCAACACTACCCAATATGACTCTTAAATACATTCTTGTAATCAAATCACCATTCCTAGAAATTTTTACTGATACTTTATTATTAAATCCAACTGTTCCAACAAAAGGATGTTCAATAGTTTCTATTGCGAAATTTGTATGTCTCCGGTAAACAACTTTGAAAAAAGTTATTTGAGGATTTCCTGTTATATAAATATCTTGAGCACCATATGCTACTAGTTGCATTAGTCCGCCTCCCATTTCTTACTAATTATAATTTAGCAAGAAATTTTTTTAATTTAAACAAATGTCACTTAATAATTCAGAATGAAACAATATTATTAACTATATCAGTTAATTTCATTTTTGCAATATTTTCATTTTTAATTATTAATTTATATTTATTTCTTCCTATTTTTTTTATATTCCATCCCAACATCAGTGCATTATAAATTGATATTATTTGTATTATACATAATAATAAATTATATTCAGTATTCATTATGATCTATTATATATTAATTTAATTTTATTGTAACGAATAATGCGTGATTTTGATTAAAATATTTAATAATTTTATTAGGACTTCAATAATGCGCATTACTTTTACTGCAATTGCTATTATTATTCAATTAGGTTTATTCAAATTACTTAAAGATCTTGTGTATATAAAACATTAATTTTAAATTATAACCAATGTCAACATTTAAAATAAAACATGACAAAACAAAACATTCAATACAAATTAATACACTAGACGAAACACATAAAAAAATTATGACTAACTTTAAAACACGTAGGGATTTATTGCCAAAAAAGAAAAAAAAATTAGAGGAATTAGTTAGTAAATTACACCGTATAGAAAATTTAGATGCCAGTAAATATACAATTTCCGATATAAAAGTAAGGTCAGAATTAAAAACGGATATTAAAAGTTTACGGGATGAAATATATGATATAGAAAATGATTTATCTGAATTAGATTATTATTTTAAAACAGAGGATATTATTATGGATTATTATGAAATTACTGATGTAGATGATCATAGTTTATATAATAACCATCCTGAATTATGTGAAGAAAAAAAAATAGAAATAAGTAATAATAATAATATTGATAAATTAGATATACTTAATCAATTAAATAAAAATCAAAAAAGAATTAAAAAAGTTACCAAAAGAAGAAAAAAGAGAATCGTACAGACAAATCAAATTAATATTCTTGATTTTTTAAATGGTGGAACAGATACTGAAAAAATAGAGACTATATATTCTGAAACAAGTGAAACAGAACTATCTGAAACAAGTAAAGTAGTTAATTCCGATGAAACATCCGTCAAAAATAAAGCAGAATTATTAGATCAATATATGATGTTAATTGATAGTGAATATATGTGTGATAAAAAAAAATCCGGAAATAAAATAAGGAAGTGTCCTATTTGTGACATTGAAAAAACATTGATGCACTCAGAAGGCATATATGTTTGTCAAAAGTGTGGAGAGACTGAAATTGTTATTATTGATAGTGAAAAACCTAACTATAAAGAGGCTGTCACTGATACAAAACCAGGCTATCCTTACAAGAGATCAAACCATTTAAACGACTGTCCGTACAAAATAGTCTTTTTTCTAATATACACAAACTTTTAAAGAAATAAGATATTATTATAGTTATTGAGTAAACAAATGGCGTTTATAAAAAATTTTCTGATATGAATATGACATTAGAAGAAAAATATAATGCCGCCAAAAAGTTACATGATACATTATAGAAAAAAGAAAGTACAGAATTGTTTAAAACAGTAGGCTACCATGGGCCAGCGGTATGGTCCCATGGAAAAATAGTGAAGATACCGTGATTTTGTTTATTAAAATCCGAAACCTACTAGTTCACATACATGAATATGACATTTAGTAATGTATGATGAGCAACATCTTCAAATTGCGGGAACCTCCTGTTAAGTCTATATAACTAACTCATTTTATGGAAACATTAATGAGGATCTCGGTGAAATACCGAACCCGAATAGTAACATATATAGAATAAGGAAAATCCGCATCCAAGATCCTAAGTTCAATATGAATATGGATAAGGTTCAGAGACTAGATGGAGATGGGTCAATACAAAAAGTATTGGCATAAGGTATAGTCCGGCCCCATGGAAACATGGTTTTTATAGGAGGTTTATGTCGACTGAACTATAGAAATTTTACAATATATGAATTGTAAATGGATAACCCGGAATGGTTAGCACAGTTTCAGGCTAAAGAATCAATCGAAGTACCCGATGACATATATAATAACATACTTTCTGAATTACGAAAAAATAGGGTTACTGATATGAAAAAAATTACATTGCCATATATGAAAAAAATATTAAAAAAATTACATTTAACACAGTATTATGAGCATACAACTTATATTATTAGTAAATTAAGTGGAGTACCACCTCCGACAATTAGCAGAGAGACAGAAGAAAAAATAAGATTAATGTTCAGACAAATTCAAGTACCTTTTGAAAAATATTGCCCAAAGGATAGAACAAATTTCTTAAGTTATGCATATGTATTACATAAATTTTTCCAATTATTAGAGCTTGATGATTTTGTAAAATATTTCCCATTACTTAAAAGTAGAGAAAAACTTAAACATCAAGATAAAATTTGGGATAAAATATGTAATGATTTAAATTGGGATTATTACCCAAGCGTATAAGTTTCTATACAAAAAAATATACATAATGATGTTTATTTTATAAAAAATATATAAAGATGTGATTTTACTGTTTTTATATATAAGTATGTCGATAGATCCATATAAATTTTTAGAAATAGATCCACAATACATTGCAAATGATGAAATTAATTTTGATGATATTATTCATGAAACAAATAGTTCTAATATAAATAACAGTCAACTAGAATTAAATAATATTACCATAGAACTAAATTGTGATGATATATTGCAAGATTATAAAGATAATGATAATAAAAATACAAATGAACCTACAATATCTAATGAAAATTCATATTTTAATATAGTTAAATCCCTTTTACAATCTTCGATTACTCCTACAATTGCACCGTCACCAGAAATAATTAAATTGATACCATTATCACCATATTTCAATCGCTATTATTATAAAGGTATTAAATTTGATAATCCAAATATTAAATATTATGATAAAGATACTAATTCTGATGATATTAAGGACCAAGGATTATTTATTGACATAAATTCAAAATATACAACATTAGAACCGCAATTATTTGTTACTAATACAGATAATAATTCTGCTAATTTGGAAGAAAAAATAAATAAATATAATGGATACGTGAATTCAGAAACATTTTATATCGGTATATCGAATGTTAACCTGAATCACGATGATGAAAAAACAAATATTATAAATAAGTTAAATAAATTAAAAAATAAGTATCCCAATATTAAAGTCGATAATTACTCAGAAATGGATTCAAACATGTATTTACAGGGAATATATAATAAATTAAGATTAGATATAATTGAAAAATTAAATCCACTTACTAATTATACATTTTCTACTTTACAAGATTATACTGGAAATTTTTATCCATCCAGTACACTAAATTATACTGGAAATTTTTATCCATCCAGTACAGTAAATTATAGTACTCCATTAAATTATACATTTTCTACTTTACAAGATTATGCTGGAAATTTTTACCAACCCGTTACAGTAAATTCATATACAGACTTAAATAGTTCAGATGATAATAGTGATACTGATACAATAAATAGTAATGATGAAAATAATAATCTGTTATATAATCATTATAATTCTGATGATACTGATGAAGAATGTGGGAACCCCGATTTATTTAGTGGTGATGATGGATGGTAATATAATAGTATTAAAATTTTAAATTTAACAAAAATAAAATTATAATGTATAACTATAAATAAAATGATCGCTAATTTAATATCCAGAAAAAAAGCTAGAAAAATATTAAGATATTTAACTATGTTTTTATCAGTTTTTATTGCATCACAATATATACCAGAATGTGAAATAAGTTATGAAACTGCATTTATTATGGCTTCGGTCGCAGCAATTGTATTCACAATAATTGATATGTATTTTCCATTATTAACCGACATAAATTAAAGTTTACATTACAAGTTTAGATTTAGTAAAATCTATCATTTCTTTATCTAGTCCTTCCATTTCCATATATTTTATAAACTTGGTTTTATAATCATCATTCAAAATTCCATTAACATTAATATTTTTGAAAAGTATATCTAGAGTACTTTTCAAATGATTTCCAGTCGCAAATAAAATAGAATTAACCATTAATTCAAAATCATTTTCAAATATGATAATATTACATGAAGTTAAATATTCAATAATATCATCATATCCTCTTTGACATGCAACTACAAAACCATCAAATAATGCAGATTCTATTTCTTTTACATTTTGTTTAAAAAGAAGTGGAGTTAAAAATTTAACAATATCTATTTTATTATAAAGACATGCATAACAAAAACCAAATTTGAATATATCTAATTTATTAGGAAAAAGTGACACTAAAATTTCGACAACTTCAATATGTCCAAATTGGCAAACAAATCTAACTACCGTATCATTAATATCTGTAAATTTTTCTGGAAATAATTTAATGAATAATTTTAATGATTTATGACATCCCGAGAAATACCATGCAGAAATCATATTATCATTAATTAAAGCCATATTTGAATCTTTATATGGACTAGATGTTATTAAATATTCTAATGTTTTTGGTAAATCAACATATTGATAATGAGCATCTTTTAAGCCATATCGTGTAACAATTCTTTTAATGATTTTTTGATTACATTCTTCATAGATCTTATCTTTATTATTTACAAGTAGTAAATATGCTTCATCATCATTATGATTAACAATACAATTAATAATTTCCAATTCCATTTTATTGATATAAAATTTTATTATGTAATAAATCTTTTTATTACATAATTCATTTTTTTTTAAATTTTACTGACATAATCCTAATATCTGTGCATAGTTTTTGACATACCATATATTTATGCCAAATAATTCACATAATAAGTGAAACATTGCACCTGCAATAAATAATTGTATGGTTTGATTTTGTGTTGGTAAAAAGTATTTTATTGAGCTAAAAACTAATATAAGTAATATACCTACTACTATTGCTTCAATAAAAATTGTAATATAAGATTTTTTCATTTATATATATGTCAGAATATAAAAAATTTATTTTAAATATCTAGGATGATAAAGAAAAAATATTAAGCTACGTAAACCAAAAATTAACATACCATATGAGCTAATAGGACTTGTAAAACAAAACTTTTCTAATTTTTTAAATAATATTGTAAAATATTTTGGTATAATCATTTTATTATTCATTTCCTCTTTGTAATTTTTAAAATTTTTAGGAGAGAATATAAATTTTCCGATAAGATAAAAGATGACAATCCTATTATTAATGGTATAAATAATATCGTCAAATGTCATTAAGCCGTTATGGGTGCAATCATATTTTTTTAATTTAAGGTGACCCATATTTCAGTGAAAAAGGTGTAATACATAGAAAAATCCATAATAATTCGAATATCATTTATATAAATTATAAAGTATTTTATTTTATAATATAAAATTGAAAATATAACCAAATAATAGTTAGGTTATTTTTATAATAAACTAATTATTATATATAACACAATATTAACTATGAGTACTGGTATTAAAATTGTTACATTAGGCGAATCAATGACTGGTAAGACTTCTATATGTCTCAGATTAGTGTGCAATGATTTTGTTGATAATACAGAAAGCACAATTGGCGCAAGTTATATGATTTTAAAAGTTGATGACATTAAATATGAAATATGGGATACTGCTGGTCAAGAAAGATTCTTATGCTTATCATCATTATATTATCGAGGTTCTGATATAATTTTAATGACATATGATTTATCAAATATTGCAACTATTGAAAGAACATTTATGTATTTAGATAAAGTAATTAATGAAATACAAAACAGAAATTATAAAATAATATTTGTTGGAAATAAATCTGATTTAGTAACTGATGAAATTATCAATAAAAGTAAAAAGAAAATTGCAAAAAGAATAGATAAATATGAATCTATCAAAGATAAAATTTCAAATATTACTATTTCTGCAAAAACATCTCATAATTTTGATCAATTATTGAATATAATTACTGATTATGGAAAAACAATTATTAAATTAAAAGATTCAGAACCGATTAAAGATATAATTCAATTATCTAATAATACTAATTGGGGTAATTGGATGCCAAAAATGAATATTAATCCAAGAAATTGTACATGTTAAACGCGTATATTTTAAAATAATAAAATATACTTAAATAAATAATTATATTGTAAAGTATAATGTCACAATTAGCTAAAAACCAAAATACCAAATATATTGATTATTTAAAAGAAGATCCTCCAATTCCGGGACAATTATGGGTATGTGTTTCATTCTTGTCACCAGAAGGAGTTAAAAATTGTACTTTACGTGGATTAAAAGTTCGCGGTATATATGGAACTCGCCAAGAGGCAGATAAAAAAGCTGAAGAATTACAAAAAATTGATCCTGATTTTCATGTATTTGTAGGTGAAGTAGGGAAATGGTTGCCATGGGATCCTGAACCAACTGAAGGTGGAGCCGACCAAGTTTATCAAGAAAAAGAATTAAATGACTTGATGAAAGGTTACAAAGATAACTTGGAAAAGGCAAAGAAAATGGAAAATGATCGCAAAGATTCAATGATCAGAGAAGCAGCGCGCGAAGAACAATCACGAGAAAATAAAACTAAAGATAGACTAAAGAAAAAATTAGAAACAAGAAAACAAGAAAAATCTAAAGAAGTAGAAAATACAAATCCTTCTAATAAAGAATTAGAATTAAAACAATTAAGTGAAAAATTAAAACAAGAAGATGAATTATTAAAAGCTGAAAAAAATAGATTAGATGAAACTAATAAAGAAATTAATGAAACCGCACAAAATCTTGGATCAATTGACAGTAAATTAGCTAAAATTCAAGAATTATATGAAAGATTAAACAATCTTAAAAAATAATTAATGTAAAATATATTCTTTATTCAAAATTATTTATATATATAATATTATTATATGTATAAAGGGGTATTATTACTTATAATATTTTTAGGTATTTTATTTATTGCAGTAGAAGTTGTCAGAGTTCAATCTGGTTTAATTGAAAAACCTCCAAAAATTGAATATAGATATATACCAAGAACATTTGAAGAAGAACAATTAGAACCAGTTTATGTATCTGAAATATTTGAAACCATGTTTTCACAGCCATCACCATGGGTATTAAGCATTCGCGAATATGACCAGCGAAAACAAGAGCGAGTCAATGCATATTTTATTAACCAGCTCTAAAAATGATATGTTTATTCTTTTTGATGAATCCTAAAAATATATTTACATATTATTGTTGCAGATATTTGCATTCTAACATAAAAATTATGATAGCACAGTAACAATTAATGATTTTTATCTTTTTCATCATCTACTTTTGCAACTACAATACTTGGTTTATTTGTTTTTTTAACATAATTATTAATATCAAATGAACCTCCATTTGTTTTCCAATTTGTATCATAATTTGTTTCATGAAATTTTTTAAATTGATTGCATCCAATAACCCCACAATCATCCGTTCCAGCTTTATAATGGAATACTTTATCTAATATATCTTTTCGAGCACCTCTATTAACAATAACCATACATCCAAATTCATCAGTTAATTGTAAAAAAACTTGTCTAAAAAAATCAAAACTCGGAAACATACCAGCATAATGATCATATAGCCTTTTTTGGTTTGAATAAAAATCGTCTGCTAATAAAAAAATATAATCAAAATTACATCTCAATTCTGGTCTAATTCCTAATGGAAACTGCATTGTTAATATGAATAATAACTGATAATGTCTCCCATTATAAAATACTTCCAATACTGGACCATCACTCATCCATGTACCTTTAGATGCCAAACAATCATCCATCAATAAAAATGCCCTTGGATCTACTTTTTTACCTTCTTTATATTTTTCTTTACATTTTTCTATGATTATTTCTTGTCTATAAAGTAAATTATCTAAAATTTCACTTTTGTATTCATAATGAATATATGTATCTGGAAAAAATTTGCCATAAAAACAACTCATTCTTTCAGTTTTAGCAATAATTACACCACCTGGTAAATAATTAAAATGTCTTATTATTGCTCTACATACCCAACTTTTACCAGATCCTCTTTTTGCTATCATACAAATTGAAGGGTTTGGACAAAACCATTCTAATTTAAAATCTCTAATAGGCATTGATTTACCACCAGATAATTTGATTTCTTTTGCACCCATTATATATTATAATAAATATTATATAATATTCATGATAAACTTATTTAAAATTTAGCTATATCAATAAATACATCAGTTTGAGGTAACCTTATTGTATTTTTACCAACCAAATGATAAGTATTACTGTCAAATGTATCTGTTAATCTTTCAGAAATTTTTCTTTTATTAGCTAAAGGATTACTATCTAACAGTTTAACACCACCTGATTGGTTTGTTTGATCTATCACTTCACCAACAGAATCAACATTTTTAACTACATTTGATGATCCAAAAAAACCATATGTTATAAATAATGTCAAAACCCCTACTATTGCTGGGGTTACTAATGATACTGGTTCAATATCTGCTTTTGGATTTGCTTCCCGCTTTTTTTTATTATCCCAATACATGTAAAGATATGTCATTATTGCAGCTAATATTGCTAGAATTACAGGATTCTTTAAAAAACTAAGATCCATTATATTTTTATATTTAGAAATTTAAATTATAATATAAACTTATTTATTATTTCATATATTGCTCAAAAAATAATTTCCTATCCGGTTCTTCACCTTTTGGTTTTATTTGGTCTTCTATTTCTTTCATTAATAATGCTTCACGTTTACTTACCTTATTTTTAGGAGCATCAAAATTAGTTAATGTATTACTCTTTTTTAATAATTCTTTTATTTCATCATCTAATTCAGCTTTAGGAATGCCATCTAATTTAGGTTTAGGAGGTTCATCTTTAGTTTTTGTTACTGATAGTTTATCTTGTTGATTACTATTATCTTGTGTTGCTAAATTAACTACTGGTTCTGGTTGTTCAACTATATTTTCTTCAACGGACTTTAATTTCTCTTTAATAGAATCCAAAAATTCACTTGCATCTTCATTGCCACCATCTTGATAATCATCATCTATAATATCTTCTGAATTACCTTCTGAACTTGATACGTCTTCATTATCTACATTATAATCACTATCATCATTATCATCATATATATTTTCTACACTTTCACTTTCAGATGATGAACTATAGTCTTCATTATTTCCACCAACCAAATTATCATTTTCAGATTCTAAAACACTTCCAACATTTATTGGAACACGACCTAATTGATCAGGACCACCATGTAAATCCCTATTTACTAGTGATTGAATGTTCATATATTGCGATTCAGACATCTTATTTGCAATATCAAAATCATCAATATAATTATTTTGCAAGTATTCCTTTAATATTAATTTAATTGGTAATACTTTCCTAATTGCTTCATGAATAGCTTGTTTAATTAATTCACATGCTTCACGCTGATTTCGTTTAATTTCCAATGGTGGAAATTCATGCCAAAATAATTCTGGATTATTATAAATAAGACGAGCACTTTCAATGTAGCATTTATGGATAAAATCTTTAATTTCAATTTTATTGTGATATTCCTCTTTTAATATTTCTGATCTTTTTTTAGGATTAGCAAATATTAATAAAATAATATTACTTTTAATTACTGCTCTTACTAAATCATCAAACCAGTCAGCACATTTGCTCCCAGATTTAATTCTATTTGCCTCTGTTTCAATTGCGTTGTTATTTAAAGTTGGTATTTCTTTTAATGATAATTGAAATATTTTTAATATACCTGGACTTTTAATTTCAGGATCATGCTTACCCTTTTCAATAAATTCTTTGTGAGCATTTAATGCAAATTGATATACAGATCTTATACCTTCATATATAAAAGGTGTCATTATATTTATTAAAAATGTTGTATATTCGCTTCTAATTTCAGAAACATTACGTTCATAAAAATGATCCATTTTATTATATATATTTTAATAGATAAATTAATTGATATTAACAACGCAAATTATCATACTATATTCCAATTAAAAATTAAAATATCTAAAATAATTAAAAAAAATTGAAATAAGTTTATTATAAATTATAATTTATTACTAAAAATAGAAATAAGTTAATGGATAAAAAAAGTGTAAGTTTTATAACACCTGTACAATATTTTTATATGACAGAAGAACAAATTAATAAAAGGTTAAATTATCTTAAGAATTCATCAAATTCAATGATTGTATGTCAACGAACTGAAAAATATCCTATAAAATATGAGGATGGAGGATACAATAAAATTGAATGTAATAGTTTTGATAATATAAATATGTTGGAAAATTATCGAGCTGTCTAATTTACACTCATATATTTATTTTTTTAATTCTTCATTTATTATTATATTGTATAATGATTAATTTTGATTTAAAACTTGAACTAAAAAATATTATTTTAAAAACAAAATCA